TTTCAGGGACAAGAAGACTTTATGGCAAAGTTTGGTCTTCAGGTTGATGAATCTGTCACATTTGTTGTTTCACAAAAACGATTCACACAATCGCTAAAAACATCTATAATCACAGAATACTCATATAATATGTTGACTGAAGATGGAGATGAATTATTAAGCAACAGAAATGATGTTTCAGAGTATGATTACGAAACCATTGTGAGACCGAGAGAGGGCGATCTAATTTGGATTCCTATGCTTAAGGCTATGTATGAAATTAAATTTACTCAAAATATTGAGAACTTCTTCCAATTAGGCAAACTATACACATACGAACTACGTTGTGACAAACTTGAATACTCTAGCGAACGTATTAATACTGACATTGCCGAAGTTGATGGAATTGAAGATAAATACAGTTTGTCAACTACTAATAGTGAAAAATTACTTGACGAAGATGCATTCTTATTCTTGCTTGAAGATGGCACATTCATTGTCAACGAAGCCGACGTTGTTGTCGCAGCAGAGATTTCAGCAGATAATGAAGAGATTGGTCAGAAAATTATTGACGATGATATTCTAGATTTCTCAGAACAAAATCCATTCTCATTGACAAGGACTTTCTAATATGATGTTCGGACACGACTTCTATCACGGAACGCTAAGACGTTACGTAATCATGTTTGGTAATTTGTTTAACGAAATTCAAGTTGACAGATATGATTCTGCGGGAATCAAACTTCAAACTGTCAATGTTCCAATTGAATATGGACCAAAACAAAAGTTTATTCAAAGAGTCACTAGCGATCCTGATTTGGATCGCAATATTTCTACTACTTTACCAAGACTTGGATTTGAGTTTACTGGCATGTCATATGCGCCTCAACGCAAATTAAACAGCGCACATAAAATATCTAGAGGTGTAAACACAGGAGGATTAGATTTCAACTTTATGCATACACCTGTGCCATATGACTTTAGTTTTTCGCTACATGCACTTTTTAGAAACACTGAAGATGGTACACAAATTGTAGAACAGATTGTGCCATTCTTTACTCCAGACTTTACTGTGACAATGAAGATGATTCCAGATTTATCTCTTAACATGGATATTCCAATTGAGTTAAACACAGTAACTTCATCAGACACATACGAAGGAGATATGGATTCTCGCAGAATTCAAACGTATCAATTAGATTTCACAGTCAAAGGATATTTATTTGGACCAATCAAGAAGTTCAAATATATCGTTAGAGAAGATATTAATTTTATTGATGACAATTCTGCAATTAACAAAGCGATCATATCTACTCAAACATTTACTGGAAACTCTGAGTTTGAAACGACTGAATCTCAAACTAATAACAATGGATATACGGCATAATGAAGAAAACAGTTGATGATAAGTTGAATGAGATATTTGATGTGCAGGGTAAAATTATAGAACAAGAATTACCTGTAATGAAACAATTGAATAGTGATGTTCTAAGTGGTACACCAAATGATGAATCAATTGATGCCGATTATGAATACGCACGACAAAATTTGAAACTGTTCATTGAGCAAGGTAAAGTTGCTATGGAAAATATTATCTTCTTAGCAAAAGAAGGTGAATCACCAAGAGCATATGAAGTTGTTGGTCAGCTAATTAAAACATTGTCAGATACAAATAAAGATTTATTAGACTTAGGCAAAAAAGTAAAAGATTTAAAATCTAAAAAAGATGACTCATCACAACAACCATCAAGTCAGCATATAACGAATGCATTGTTTGTTGGTAGCACAGCAGAACTACAGAAAATAATTGGCAAGAGATGACACCGAAATCCTACTTAGGAAATTCTAATTTAAAAGCATCTGGCGTATTACTGAATTTCACTAAAGAAGAAATTGAAGAATACGTTAAATGTGCTGACGATCCAATATACTTTATTGAAAATTATTGTAAGATTGTCACACTAGATTACGGGCTTCAGCCATTTAAACTCTATGATTGTCAAAAGAACAAAGTAAAGATTATCCATGAGAATCGTAAAGTCATTCTTATGGAGGGGCGTCAACAAGGCAAAACAACAACTTCAGCAGCATACATTCTTTGGTATACTTTATTTCAAGGAAGCAAGACTGTAGCAATTCTAGCTAACAAAGCAACGGCTGCAAGAGAAGTTTTATATCGTTATCAGATCATGTACGAGAATCTTCCTGCATGGCTTCAGCAAGGTGTCACTACATGGAACAAAGGTGACATTGCTTTAGAAAATGGATCAATTGTATTCACAGCAGCAACAAGCGCATCAGGTATTCGTGGTAAGTCAGTTAATTTGCTGTATGTTGACGAGGCTGCTATCATACCAAACAATATAGCAGAGCAATTCTTTACTTCAGTTTATCCAACAATTTCTGCTGGTGAAACAACAAAGATTCTGTTAAGTTCTACTCCACTAGGATACAACCATTTCTGGAAGTTCTGGAATGATGCCGATAATGATAGGAATGGATTTGTCAATTTATTTATTCCTTATTGGGAAATTCCTGGTCGCGATGAAAAATGGGCATCTGAACAAAGAAGATTGCTAGGCGAATTGAAGTTCAATCAAGAAGTGTTATGTAATTTCTTAGGTTCTAGTCTCACACTCATTGCTTCCGATTCTATTGCACAAATGTCTGCTAGCCCTATTCTCTATCAAAAAGATGGACTAGATATATACGAAAACGTTGAAAAAGATCATGCATATTGTATTGTAGCAGACACTGCGAAAGGTGTAGGCGGTGACTATTCAGCATTTCAAATATTAGATATAACTAAAATGCCATACAGAATTGTGGGTAAGTACAGAAACAATCAAATCAGCCCACTTTTGTATCCATCAGTAATTTACAGAGTGGGTAAAGAATACAATGAAGCATATGTTCTAATTGAAATTAATTCTTCAGAGCAAGTTGCAGAAATTTTGTATGCAGAATATGAATATGAAAATATTATTTCTGTTAACAGAACACCACAGGGTCAAGTTGTCAATGGCGGGTTTGGTGGAAGTAAAACACAACTCGGTGTCATCACAGACAAAAAAGTTAAACGTATTGGATGTTCTAATTTTAAGTCTATGGTTGAAGAGAAAAAACTTATTATCAACGATGCTGACACTATAGCTGAGATTTCAACATTTATTGAAAAAAGAAACAGTTACTCTGCTGACGAAGGATATCACGATGATTTAGTTATGCCTCTAGTGTTATTTTCATGGCTGACAACAAACTCATATTTCAAAGATTTAACAAACATAAATATAAGAAAAGAATTGTACGAAGCAAGAATCAAAATGATTGAAGAAGAAGTCACTCCTTTTGGTTTTATAAATAATGGTGAAGAACAAGATCAATTAGTTGATGCAGGAGGGCAAGTTTGGCACGTGGAGAACTATCGCAAATCTGATTTTTTATAAATAAATTAAACAAATCTAACATCAAAACATCATTATAACAAGGAGAATTCAATGGCTATAAGTCTAATTTCACCAGGAATCAAGATCACCGAAACAGATTTGGTGTCTTCCTCACAAGCAGTATCTTCAACATCTGGCGCATTTTCTGGACAATTTCGTTGGGGACCTATCGATCAATCAGTGCAAGTTACCAATGAAACTGATTTAGTAAATGAATTTGGTAAACCAAATGCAACTAATGCTGTTGACTTTTTGTCCGCCGCTAACTTTTTGGGTTACTCTGGTTCATTATTTGTTGTTCGTGCAGCAAACACAGCTTTGAATGCTACGGCAGAAGCAACAACTGGTTCAGGCACAGCAGGTACCGGTACTTCAATCAAGAACGATGATGTATACATTAACACAGCATCTTTCAACGTTGGTCCATGGGCAGGTCGTTATTCTGGCGCATTAGGAAACGCACTTAAAGTTTCTGTTTGCCCAAGTTCAGCGGCTTATTCTAACACATTAACCGGAACGTTTACTGTAACAGCAGGTTCTACGACAGTTACTGGTGCAGGAAGCCTTGCAAATACACAAATGCAAGTTGGTGATTTTATTGTATTGTCTGGTCGTTCAACTAAAGTTGTTGCGATTGCTAATGCAACATCATTCACACTTGAATCTGCACACTTGACTGGTGCTGCGGCCGCTACAGGCACACGCCGTTGGGAATTCTTTGGTGAGTTTGATTCTGCACCAGGAACATCTACAAACGGTGCCGCATTGGGCGCATCTGGTGATGAATTACACGTTGTTATTCAAGACAGAACAGGCGAGATTACTGGCACAGCAAATACAGTTTTAGAGAAATTTGGTTATCTTTCCAAAGGTTCTAATGCTAAAGCAGATTCTGGTGGTAGCAATTTCTACAAAGATACAATTAATGATCGTTCTAAGTGGATTTGGTGGGCAGCCCATGACAATGCTGGTTCTAATTGGGGCAACACATTAAATAGCACAACTTACACAGCAGTAAACACACCTAAAACATATTCTTTAGCTGGTGGATCTGATGGTGTCGCATTAACAGATGGCGACAGATCATCAGCTTATATCTTGCTTGCAAACAAACAAGAAATACCAGCATCTATTATTGTGGCTGGTCAAGCAAACGCTACAGTAGCAAATAGAATTATTGCTGACGTTGCTGAACTTAGAAAAGACGTTATTGTTTGCATCTCTCCAATAAGAACAGCAGTAGTTAATAATGTTGGTTCCGAGGCAACTTCAATCACTGCGTGGGCAGACACAGTTACACGTTCTACATACGCAGTTGCAGACAGTGGTTGGAAATATCAGTATGACAAATATAATGACGCATATGTTTATGTGCCATTGAATGCTGACACTGCAGGTTGTATGGCACGTAATGATTCTGTTCGTGAGCCATGGTTATCTCCAGCTGGTTTCAACAATGGTCGTATTCAAAACTTAGTTCGTTTAGCATACAATCCAAATCAAACTGATAGAGATACCTTATACAAAGCAGCAGTTAATCCAGTTATCACGCAAGTTGGTCAAGGCACAATTTTGTTTGGCGATAAAACGTTTACATTGAGAAACACTTCAATGAATCGTGTCAACGTTCGTAGATTGTTTATTGAATTGCAAAAAACAATTGGACAATCCGCAGACAATGTATTGTTTGACCAAAATGATGCAACAACAAGAGGCGGTTTTGTGAATCTCGTTGTTCCTTACTTGAGAAGCGTTCAGTCTAGAAGAGGCATTACAGCATTTAGAGTTGTTTGTGACGCAACAAACAATCCAGAAGATGTAGTAAATGCCAATGAATTTGTTTGCGACATTTTCGTGCAGCCAATTCGTTCTGTCAACTTCATTCAACTTAACTTTGTCTCTGTAAGAGGTACCGCAACATTTGCTGAAATTGCCGCATAAATAGTAGAGAATAAATAAGGAGAATTATATGGCAATTACAACAATTCAAAATTTGAAGGACGTTCTTAATACGGGCGCTCGTTCAAATTTGTTTAGAGTTACCTTAACAGGATTAGAGTCTGCGGAAAGAGATACAGATTTTAGTTACTTGTGCAAGGCAGCGCAACTGCCTGGCTCAACTTTAGGTATCATTGAAGTTCCATTTTCAGCAGGCAGAAGATTTAAAGCTGCTGGAGATAGAACATTTGCTGACTGGACAACAACAGTTATCAATGACTCTAATCACACAATTAGAGAAGCATTAGAAGACTTGCAGAGAGAATATGGAGTTACTGACTACAATTCAGAAACTTCTAAAACTAGAACTGGTGGAGATGCAACAGAATTCTCTACTATTTTAGTTGAACAGCTTAATCAAGCAGGCACAGTGGTGTATTCATATACGCTAGTCAACTGTTGGCCACAAGATATCAGTACTATTGATTTGTCTTATGATTCTACAGATACTCTTGAAGAATTTACTGTAACTTGGTCTTACGACTACTTTACATTCGAATAAGGAATAAAAAATGGCAGCAAACGAATTTTTCAGTATCGACACATTTAGAGAAAAACTAAATGGTGGATCAAAAGCAAATTTATTTCGTATGGTAATTGATCTTGAAGAATCAATAACAGGTGTCGATCTAACTAATTTTTCTGTTTTGTGTAAATCTGGTGCAATTCCAGCATTTACATTAGGCGTTATTGAAGTTCCGTTTAGAGGAAGACGAATTAAAATTCCTGGTGACAGAACATACGGAGATTGGACAGCAACATTCGTTAACGATGACTCTCAAAACATTCGCAAATCTTTTGACAATTGGTTAAACAGCATTGTCAATGTTGACGGAGAACAAGCGTTAAGAGATGGTACAGAGACCTATCGTTCTACTATTACTATCAATCAATTGCGACCTGATGGCACTATTGCTAGAATATATCAGTTGTATGATGCATTTCCAACTGATGTTTCTGCTATTGACTTATCTTACGACACTACAGATGCGATTCAAGAATTCACTGTCACATTCCAATATCACTATTTGGATGTTGGTAGTACTTCAGCAGCTGGTGTAGACGCAAGTAATCCAGGGGCAACTACAACAACTATTGATATCGATCCTGGCGCGGCAGCAAGAGTATAAAAAGACTTAAATAATGAATTTTACGCAACATAAATAATTGCGTA